CACGACGTTAAACTGTAAAGCTTTTGTCCACATGCCTGAAGCAATTATGCGTTCGACATTTACTGGACTAGCAGAGAAGGGATCTTTGTGGCAATTGATGACCACGAAGATTAAGAAGTTGGTTGCGTCACGACAGACAGTGGCAACCACACCTCAGAAAACAGGATGGCTAAGCGAGTATCTTCGCTTAAGTTGGGAAAATCAGATAGGGAACCTTTGGTTGCGTTTGATGGCAACCGGGACTATAGCGGGCATATTGAACTTTATTCATGCGGTGAATAACCGTGACCGACTCACAGCTGGACGGGTAGCTGATGATAAGGTAACCCGCAACCTATTTGATATTAGCAGTTTGTTGGCTCTCTTATGGTGGTACGTTAATTTGAAGCGTTCCTCGCGCCTAGCGTTCTACAACACAGTTGTATTATGTCTCGGTGGATTTACGATCTTCAAGTTGTTATTGCGAAATCAGAATACTAATTCCGCACGTCACCTTAAATCTAAAATTATTGATATCTTCAAGAGAACCCCTGCTAGAGCACCTGAATCCGTACGTACCTCTTTTAATGATTTGTCCATGACAACATCTAAGTCGTTGCAAGCTCACACTCATGGTGAGAGCGCTGCTGATCGATCTGGTGCCTCGGTCTTTATTGACCGTTTGGGCAATGTTCTTGGCATGCGGCCGTACTTCGTACAACGATCACGGTCGGATGAAAGGAACGGCAGACTGGGCAGCCGTGCTTATTATTGGGTCAAAGACCTAAATGCGCGACCAGAGAGATTGGTTGACCCGAGTGCTTATTTAAGCGCCTTTGTTGATGTTGACCAATTTGTTGACATGGAAGATTACCTGTCCTCACATTTTGGACCGGTAGTGTTATACACTTTCCAGCCTGATCAGGTTTCTAAGGTGTCAAAAGAATATTCATACACCTTCGATTCTAATAATGTGGTATCTTACCACGTCACAGGTGGAGGGAGGTACGAGCATCAAGTTTGGAATTATAGTATGGACCACGTTATTGTTAAGAAAAAGTTTCTTGGCGTGGTATATGGTACATCGACTTATTTCATTGACCGACGAGCTACTTCTCCAGACCATGAATTAATAATGTTGACCCCTTCGGGTCATTGGGGTCCTTTTGGCTCTCTTTTCGTTAATGCATGGCTAGAAGGAAGGTGTTTAGAACGCTTACAACCCAGCGTCGGAAATGGATTTTTGCGACTTCAAACAAATGGCAAGAATGGTGTTATGATCAGCACTGGCTTAACCGGAGGATTGTCTTCCGCTACTATACCGGCTATTGATGATGATACCATCGCTTCAATATCGCGAACGTCGAAGTACGATTTAACGATGCCCCAGGTTTTATCGTTCGTCGAAGGTGATCGGCAAAAGGCAGCCCCCTTGTTGGAGTACCACCGTTCTAAAGTCTCCAGTAAGGCCCCTATTGTTTGCCCGGTACCAGACTCAGTGCGTCGATATCAATTTGACCCTGTTAGTTTCGTGCCTGAGGCAAAACCATCGATGAATGCTTTCATGTCTCCGTTGATCCATGGTGCGTTTGCTCCAGACCAAACCCCAGGCAACGAGCGGCAGTGTGTTCAAGGTCGTGTACTTGATGTACGACCTGGTGTATTAATCATGACACCTTTCTTGGCCAAGGTCATTGAAGAGTTCATCATCTTTATGATACCTGACGATGACTATCAGATGTTAGATCCAGTCGATGATGATGAGGTCTTAGATCGTCAACCTAGACCTACGCAACGACGTATTTTGGCTAACTCAGAGTGCATGATGCCAGAGCGAGAGATAAAGATGTTCATGAAACGTGAATGTTATCAGAATGTCAAAGACCCTCGTGCAATCTCAATGATCAATGGTGTTGATAAGCGTGAATATAGTAAGTATTTATACGCTTTTGACCAGGTGTTAAAGAAACAAAAATGGTACGCATTTGGCAAAACACCAATTGAGATTAGTCGAATTATCGTGGAGATATTAGATCGCGCCTATAACGCTGGCAACTCGGATTTCTCCAGATTTGACGGTCATGGATCCAATATCATGCGGGAGTTAGAGAGGAGCATTCTTATGCGCGCCTTTCGACCAAAATATCATGATGAATTGGACCGTTTGCACAGATCCCAGTTTGGGCTCGAGGTTCGGGCTAAGCTTGGGACCAAGTACACGAATGAGTTTGACAGGGCCTCTGGTTCTCCAGAGACATCTAGTTTTAATTCAACTACAAACGCGTTCGTTGGGTATTTGGGCAAGAGGATGACTAAGCGCAATGGCAATTTCCTGACCCCCATCGAAGCATGGAGTGAGTTGGGCATTTATGGTGGGGATGACGGATTGACTCCAAACGTTGAGGTTAAGCCATATGTTAAGGCTGCTTCGATGATTGGCCAAAAATTAGAAGTTGAACCGATAATGCGTGGGAAAATGGGAATCAAGTTCTTAGCTAGAGTATACTCGCCAGGAGTTTGGTTCGGAGATTTAAACTCATGTTGTGATTTGCCACGTACATTGTCAAAGTTCCATACGACCGTCGTTCTTCCTTCGACCATAACACCAGTCGATAAACTTTTGGAGAAAGTTCGAAGCTTCTCCTTGACTGATGAGAACACGCCAATAATTGGGAGTTTTTGCCAGTTAGCCCAGACGTTAAATCGCAGCGAAATTAAGGCTGAGGCTAAATTGAGTTGTATTTCCTCATGGTTCTCTCAATATAATAAATCCGATCAATATCGAAATGAACCTGCTTCATGGATGATTGATTACTGTGAAACGGTTTTACCCGACTTCGATCATAAGAAATACGATAAATGGTTAGCTACTTGTCTTGATGTTCAAGACCTGCTGCGAGCGCCGATGTTTATGGAACCGCCAACAGCCAAGACAACTGTTGCGGTTGTGGTAGATGACACTGTTCTACCACATGGGATCAAAATAGGCACTTTGCCAACGAAATTGCAAGAGAAACCCAAGACTAAGTATGAAATTATGAAAGCCGCCAAGGTGCAAGCTGGCACTTGGAAAGCGGCTAGTGAGGTTTCAATTGATCCCGCCTACTTGGCCTGGAAGCGAGCGCGCCGCGCTCGTGACCAAGGCAAGTAAGCTAGCCATATCATCGGAGGCGGTGCATCTTGGTGCATCGCTTTGTCTTAAACTTGACGTTAAAAAGTTTGTAGCTCATAAGTTACGCCTCCGATGCAAAAGAAAAAGCAAACCAAGCCCACTACAGCTCAGCGATTAGAACAGTCGCGTAGAGACCGAGCGAAAAATAATAAGGGAATTGGGATGAAAAATGGTAAACGAATTTTTGGGCCCGCACGACCACCTCGTCGCGGACGCAATCGTGTCGTCCAAGGTTCAGACCAACCCTCAGAAGTGACAACCATCTCCAGTGCATATTCTGCTGCTGATCAGGGAATGGGTGAGATTAAAACCAAACCCGCCCCTGCTGCTGAAGATTACACTGGAGGCACACGAATTTATGGTTGTGACCTCCTAGCCCCTGTTGGGACAAACGATGCTGACACTAAAGTGTTCGGCACCGTGCCTGCAACCTCAGCATTACCTGCTGACGGTGGATCAATTCCAGTTGCGCCGGGCATGTTGAAACGTTTATCCTCAATTGCTTCCAATTTTACTAAGTTCATTTTCCGGGAGCTATGCGTCGAGTACCGCCCTATGGTTGGAACCTCTAATGACGGAGGTTTTGCTTTAGGGTGGCAACCCGATGCTGACCTTTATAAGTTAACTACAACTACTTACTCAACCCCAGCTTTTGGTGAAGTTCTTTCACTTCCAAACAGCGCCGTTATGCCGTTCTGGAAACCTGCCTGCTTTGTGATTAAATTGTTATCTAGTACCCTTCGGTATGTTGATACCAAAGTAGGCACTCAAGTCCAGAATGGGCCCGGTGCTTTTCGACAAGTTACTCAAGGCTCTTTCCATGCTGCTGCTGGTGAAGTCGCAGCCTCCGGAACTGGAAAATCCATGGGTTATGTCTGTGTTAAGTATGTTTGTGATCTATATGGTGCTGCTCCAGCTGCAGTCCCTAATATGGTCTTTAGTTTAGCTGATCAGTTAAAATCGTCTGGCTATACACCAGACCAGATTAAGATGATCTTATCATTGCGCTCTGTGTCTCGAACCACTGATGATTCAAAATCTCGAGCTCCTTCAATTCGTTCTTCATCTAAACCTCGATCGACTGCATCGCTTGATGCTGATGGTGACTGGAACATGTCTACGGACTAACCCCAGCCCGGCATACCCGATGGTCGTGAAAAGGTTGAATGAGTGACCTTCTCAAACGTTTGGAAGTTTTGACGTTAAACTTGC